AGAACGACCGTCTCGCTGCCGCGGTCGCCGGAGCGATACCCGGCGTCTCCCGTAGGCAGATCGCCGATCCGCGAAATCGATATCGTCCGGCCGGCGATCGTCTGCGGGATCGAGGTCGGCTGGACCGGGAAGTTGCTGCCCACCGATCAGAAGCCGCCATTCGGCGGGCTGCCCTCGTTTTCGGTGTCGACGGGCGGAACCGGCAAGAAATTGTCGTCCATCCCGATCGAGAACACCGGCTCGACGCGATCCGTATTGGCGTCCTGGGTCGCCATGTCGGTGATCGAGATGCCCCCTGCGTAGGGAGCTCCGGCATACGCCGCAGCCTTGGCGTCGTATTGCAGCGCCATCTCGAGGTAACTCTTGGAGCGCTGCGAATACTTGATGCCGGACTGCCCCGACGTCTGATCGGCCAGGCGGGACATCTGCGCCGATAGCGTCCTACAGCACGCCGCGGCCGCCCCCCACGTCGTGCCGACGGAGGTGATGTACTGGTCGATCTCTTCGTCTTGAAGCTGCTGGTCCTGCGTCAGCGTGTCGCCGATCATCAGGCGCACCTGGAAAAGGGGGCTCGTCGCAAGGCCGCCGACGTTATAGGTCCAGGTCATGGTGCGGATTGCAGCGGCGTCGTGGCGACGTCGATCTGCAGGCTCGTCCCCGCATAGGTGCCGGTCGAAGCGTATTTTACCCTCAACTGCGAGCCGAGGAGGCCATCCGCCGCCGTGTTGGCGGTCATCGAGCCGTCAGTGCAGGCGTGCTGCGTGGTCACCGGGGTGAGCGAGCTGAGGTTGATGGCCTCGCGAGCGCTTGAGGTGGTGAAGTGGAAGTTCGCGATATCGCACCAGGTCAAGCCGTTGTCGAAGGTCGTCTGGAGGTAGGCGTCCACCGTGGTGCCGCCGGACCCGTAGACGAAGTTCGCCTGAACGGCGACATCGCGGGGGGGCGTCTGGACGAATTTGAAGGCTGGCGCACCGGTCGCGCTGAGGGCCGTTGTGATTGTCAGGGCCGGCAGAAGGGAAACAGCCAGGGCCGATTTGATGGCCCCGACCATTACGATCGCCGCCAAAGAGGTCGTGCGCAGCAGATATCGCATAGGGAAAGCCCCTTACGACGCTACGGCGCCGCCCAGAGACGAGATCCAGGTCCCGGCGACGAAGCACCGGAGGCTCGCGATACGGTTGACCGTCGAGAGCGTGGTGTTCGCGTTGGCCGAAAGCCCGTCGATCGCGTCGGTGCCGCCGTTGATCGGCCAGATTTTCAGGGTGTTCGCCCCCGAATTGAGGATCACGATCTCGCGGCCCGGGGTCGCCGCCGGAAGCGCGACGCCGGCGTTGGCCGCCACGGTGCTGACCTGATTGAAGTCCGCAGTAAGCGGCGTCGCCGCCGATTGGCTCGAGGTGCCCGCCGCCGCGATGCCGCCGGCAGCGCTGCGCGCCGACAGTCCGCCGGCACCGCTCATCTGGCTCCAGGTCGGCGAGGCCGCGGTACCCGTGTTCTGGTAGACCACCTTGTTCGTGGTGTCGACCAGAAGGTCTCCGGGCTGAGCCAGATTGACGAAAGTGCCCGACCCCCCGCTCGTCGGCGCGCCGGCGTTCGACCACACGGCGCCCATGCGCGTGTTGCTCGCCGAATCCCATAGACCGCGGCCAGCCAGCGCGCTGCCGAACTGCAAAACGAGGCCCGCCCATTCGGCGCGCCCCTTCGACCGACCAACGAGACCGTTCATCATGCCCTCCTATGTGCCCGCGCATTGCGGCGCGGCCCTCTTGTTCTTGTTGAGGTTTGCCCCGGAGGGCCAGAAATCAGGCCGCTTTGCTCTCGGCGGCGCCCGGCGCGGAAACGGGCTCGGCGGCGAGGCGCTCCGCCTCCTCCTTCGAGAGAGGCCCCTCGTTTAGACGCACGCCCTCGATCACGTCGTATCTGACATGCGAGCCAAAGCCGACCTGGACGATATGCCGCTTCGCGCCTTCCGGTGCCGCGTGGGCCGGCCCACGGGCCGCCCTTGGCCAGATGACGAGCGAGCCTTGCTCGACGAGGCAGCGCAGGTTGACCGGGCGGATCGTCGCAATCTGCTCGGCCGAGAGATTGGTGCCCGGCCCGATGCGCCCGTTGCCGAAAGCGAACGGGCGCCGCACTTGCCCCCCTCCAATCTCCCCTTCGGGGACGCCGGCGGTGACAACATTGCGGATGTTGGCCATTTGGCGAGGCCCTTTATTGCACTATTCGCCTTGAGGTTATATCGTCAGCAAGTGCCTGTTCTGACGAAACCCTGTGCCAATTGCGGCACCGAATTTGAAAAACTTCCAACGGTCAGCCTCAAGACCTGGGCGACGCAGAAGAAATTTTGCTCCATGGCCTGTAAGGCCGAGTTTCAGCGCAAGAACCCCAGTCCGAAGCGCGGGAAGGCCCGCGTGACGAGCGCCGAGATCAGATGCTTGTTGCGCGCGGCTGGAAGACCTTACGTATCCCCTCGAAGATGGTCCTGGATGATCTTCAGAAGGCCAAAGAGTTGATATTGGCCTTCATCAATCACTGAACAATCGACGAGAAAAATACCCCCAGATCCTTGCCGGTGATCTGCATGTCGAACGACATCTCGCCTTCGGTGCGGATCGTGTTCGAGCCGAGCCACGGCATCGGGATCTGCTTGATCGCGATCCCCATGGTGTTCGTGCCGGTGTAGCCTTCCCACGGGAAGATGTAGCCGGCGGACGGGACCATCAGGCCCGGGCTTGGGGCCCTGTAGCAGAGGAGGGCATTCTTGCCCATGACGAAGCTGTACGATCCCGTCGCACCCTCGGCTGCGGTGTTGTAGACCGCTTTAGAGACGAGCACCTCGTCGACATCGAACGCCTGGGCGAGAAGCTGCGGCGTGATCGTGCCGGAGAGGGTCGCCTCGGTGTACTTGAGGCGGTCGATGATGAGCGGGTGCTTGCGCAGCGCCTGATAGACCGGGTAGCCGAGCACGAGGATGTTGGCCTCGTAGCCGGTGTTCTGCAGAATGAAGGTCTGCCAGGTCGAAATGTCGGTGAACGGGTCGCTGCCCGCATCGTCATTCCAGAACGCCGGCGTGGCCGAGCCCGGCGTGCCCCCCGCCGTGCCGACGACATCCTGACTCCACTGGCCCGTGACCATGTAGGTCGACATGAAGAAGCGGTCGCGGCGGATCAGCATCCGCTGCATGACGAACTCGGTCGTCGCGATGTCGATATCGACCGCGGGGTCGGCGTTCCGGCGAACCTGATCGCCCACGTCCTTGTGGAACGCCCAGACGCTCGCCGAGTAGGCGCCGGTCGAAAGATTGAAGCCGCCGCCCGCCGACTCCGTCGCGTCGGCGCGCACCTGCGCCTCGTCGCGGTAGTAGTCGTCCTTCGAGAAGATGAAGTACTTGTCGGCCTGGTGCTGAACCGGCACGGGCGGGAACACCTTGTCGGCGATGAATTTGTCCGCGCCCTGAACATAGGCCACGGCAATCTGGGTCAACGCCTGGACGATGTGGACGTCGGCATACGTTGGTTGGGGCGTGGCACACCTACCTATTTTCGCTAGAGGCGGCGCGCCTTTCGGGCGCACTGGACATGGACACCTGCTGGCGGCATGGTTCAATCCATGGGGCCTTCAGGAGTCCGGTGAATGGCCAAAAACGGATTTGACGAAGCTGCTGTGGTCGCGGCTTACGAGCGTCTACAAAACTTTCACGCAGTGGCTCGCGAGATCGGCGTTGTCCACCACAACACGGTGAAGCAGATCGTCCGCCGTCATCAGAACAAATGTCCGAGATGCGGAAGCGCCGATATCTTGCCCGGCGTGATCCAGTGTCAGTCCTGTCGTGACGGCGACCGGAAAAGAATGAAAGAGGCCCGCAGATCTCGCCGATGGAAGGGTCTTTGCGTCCAATGCGGGGGACCTGTCTCTCCTCCGTCCCACACTCTATGCGAGGCCCACCGTATCGCCGCGGCGGCCCGCAATGTCACCTACGATGCCAGAGTGCGGCAGCGGGGCGCAGCCCAAGGTAGCGCGCCAAGCCTCGCCCAGAAACTCTATGCTATCCGGCAAAAATACGGCCAGGGCGGCATCGACTGCTTCAACGACGCACACGGCTGCTGTGAGGTGTGTGGCGCCAGTTACGACGAGGTCGCCGTGCACATCCACCACATCGACGAAGACCCGTCGAACAACGTTCGCGAGAATTTCGCCTGCCTATGCTTCGATGATCACAAGCTGGTCCACTCGCTCCTCGCCGCGAAAAACCGAAGCAAGGCCCTCGAATGGTTTAGACGCACCTATCCGGATCGTCCGCTCGCGGGGATCAGGTGATGACCGGAGCCGGCTTCACTTCCATCAGGAAGATGACGTTCGCCCCGGCGGCCGCCTCGACAGCGTAACCGGCGATGCAGTTTCCGGAGCCCGAGACCCACGGGATCATCTGGCCGCTCGAGTTCGCCATCACGGCCGCGCCCGCCGAGATTGCGGCGCCGGCGCTGGCCTTGCCGAACCCGAGGAAATTGATGTCGGCGGCCTGACCGGAGGTCGGCTTGTTTTCGAGGACGCCGAGCACGGTGTCGGTCGAGGCGGCGACCAGCACCACCTGGCGCGCGGTCGCGCTCAGCTTGACCGCGTAATACTGCTTCGCGGACAGGTCCGCGCCGGCAACCAGATTGCCGCCCTCGCGCAGGCGAACGCCTTCGGTAGCCATGATCCATGTCTCCGTCAGAAGGGGCGAGGCGTCGGCCGCGCCGAAACGAAAACGGCCGGATAGAGCCGGCCGCCGCTTGGTGACGCTACGGTGGCGCGACTACGCGGCGCGCTGCGTCGGGGTCGAGGTCTCGACCTTGTACTGGGCGAAGAGTTCGCGGTGCTCCGGCATGCGGGCGATCTTGGCGACGCCCTGCTCGAAGGTCTTGATCGACGAGTCGGACTTCTGCAGCCCCTCGACGAGCGTCTTGACCTGCGCCTGAGCCGAGGCTTCACCGCCGCGGTTGTCGCCGAAGGTCTTGAAGAGGGCGCCGGTGTTGGCCTGCTCAGCGAGAGCCTCGATCTGCTGCTTGACCACGGCCATTGCGGCTTCGAACGACTCGGGTGCGGCCTTGGCCATCTTCTGGAGGTGCTCGCCCACGGTCGCGGGCAGGCCGAGCTCCGTCGCACGCTTCGTCAGCGCCTGGAGCTGGGCCGCATCGTCGCGCTTCGTGCGATCCTCGCGGTCCGCCTTGGCCTGCTCGAGCTCTTTGCGTACCGGCTCCGGCAGATCGTCCAGGCGCTTGGCGAGCGCACCCTCGAGCGGGTTCGCCTTGATGTACGCGTCGCGCTTCTCCGCCGACATGTCGATGAAGGCGATCAGATCGTCTCCGGTCATCGCCACGTCTTCGTGCTTCGCATAGGCGAGGTGGGAGGCCGACATGCCGAGCACGGCATCGAGGCGCTTCTTCGCCTTTTTGCGGCTGCGGCGCATATCGTCGAGATCCCCCTCGGTATCCTGGCGGCGCTTCTTCTCCGCCTTCAGCTTGGCCTCGAGGTCTTTGGCGAGGGTCTGAGCGGCCGTAAGCTGGCCCTTCTCGACGTCGGTCATCATCGTGGTGGTCTCCTTGCCGATCACGGCCCCTTGCGGGTTGATGCGGGCTCCGGTCGCGACGAGTTTCGCGCCCTGGATCGCCTGTTCGACACCCTCGGGGACGAGGCCGCCGAGGTGTTGCTGGAATTGCTGATAGGACTCGGTGAGGGCCGCCATCTTGTCGGTCACCGCGTCGTCGCACATGATCGAGCACCAGGCGCGGCGCAGAGAGCAGAGCGCCTCGTCGAGCTCGCAGCCCATACCGTCCGCCCATTCCTGGGCCTCGGCCCCGGCCTGAACGAGGTTGAAGTCGTAGCCCTTCGCAAGTTTCTGTCCCGACGCGACCCAGATCTTGCGAAGCTCTTTCTCGACCCGCTTCTTCGACGACTTCCACGAATCGGGAAGCAGCGAGGAGAGGCCCATCGATCGGGCCCGCGCCCGGATGTGCGCCTTCGCCTTGGCGGGATCGCTGGCGCGGCCGACCGCGCGGATCGCGTTCTTCAGGTCCTCTTCGTTCTCGATCGGGAAGCTGCCATCGGGGAGCGCCACCCCGCTCGACGCGTCACGCCGGCGCTGCTTCGCGGAGAATTTCCGCTTTTCGAGCGCGTACCGGGCCTCGAGCTCCGCAAAATAATTGCGCTTGAGGTACGCCACAACTGCCGCATCGTCGCCACCAGGGGCTGCCGCAGTCATGTTGCGCTTCATCAGGACGAGGCGGACGCCTTCGCCGGCGCCGCGGTCGACAGAAGAAACTTCCGATATTTTTAGATTTGTCAGCAGCTTGGCCATCGGATAGCTTCTCTTCTTCTCGTTCAAAGAAGGGCGAGCACTTCAATGCCAGCGTTCGGGATCGCCTACAGAGTGACCTGTCAGGCGACAGGAAAGTCGTATATCGGCATCACTACCAGAACGCTGAGGCGACGCTGGCAAGCTCACCTCTTGGCGGCCCAGTCATCCGAAAGGCGGGGCGCTACAGCGCTCGTTGGCGCAATCCGGAAATACGGGAACGGTGCATTCCTGATCGAACCCATTGCCAGCGCATCAACACCAGGCGATTTGCTGGAACTTGAGGTTCTGCTTATCGCCCAGGAACGAATCATCTCCCCGAGCGGCTACAACCTCAATCGAGGGGGAAACGGGTCGCTTGACCCAACTGAGGAAACAAAAGCTCGACTGCGCGCCGCCCACGTTGGCCGAAAGCAATCTCCCGAACTCATCGAGCGTCGCGTCGCTCCGCTACGCGGGCGCAAGAGACCGCGCCATTTGGTTGAACAGGCCGCCGCCAAACAGCGCGGCGTCAAACGTCCAGGAACGGGGGTTGTCGGCCGCGTCATGTCGGCAGAAGCCCGCGCCAAAATGAGGGCCAGCCATCTGGGCGTGAAACTGTCCCCCGCGCACGTCGCCAAGATGATCGGGCGAAAACGCTCCGAAGAATCTCGGCGTAAGCAGAGGCTGGCGATGCGCGGTAAACGATTCCCTAATCGAAAGAAGAGAGTCGCCCCAGTCAATCCGCGGCAACTCACTCTGCCCATCTAGGGCCGGGCCGAAATTTAGGCTGGCGCCCGCCATGCGAGGATCCGTCCGGAGCGCTCCACGTCCTTCGGACGGCGGTCCTCAAAACGTCGCGGCTGACGATCGCGATCGGGTCGAGTGCCAGAGGTCCCGCCAGGAACTCGAAATCCCAGCGGGACGTCCTGCCTCATCACCATTTGCACGGCAGCCGATGCGCCTTCCCCTCGGCGTCGGCTCACTTCTGGCTCGATCCGCGTTTGGATCGCTGCTCGAAATCCTTGATCCGCCCGTCGACGAACTCGGCAAGCTCGTCGCTGTGCTCTCGCAGCAACCACGTCATCAGCGTGTGGCGCGGCAGCACGTCGGGCAGCGGCGGCGATATGACGAACCCGTTCCCAAGGTCCTCGCCCTCGACCGCGTAGCCCTCGATGAGGGTGTCACGCACGGCCTGAACGTTCTCGGCCTCGTGGAAAATCACCCGACCATCGGGCGTCCGCACCTGGAATTTACGCATCTGAGAACCCGGTCCCCACTAGGGATGGTGGGCAATATGTCGGGAACCTACGGGATTTTGATCGGAGGCGTCAATTTTCTGCCGAAAATTCGCGTTGCCTACCCGGAATTCATCGCGTACAGCGCCGAGCACCCTATCGTGCTGAAACCAAAAGGCTCTCTGACGGGCATAGCTCGTTTCGGCGACCCATGATCTGCCCGAGCTATCGGACTATCCTCGAATAAAAACGTGTTTCTCGAAGGGTTTTTCGTAATCCCCAAGGAATTGTCGGTCGAATTATCGGCAGCATTTTCGGGCTGCGGCGATCGTCCTTCCGCCCGCGGCCTGCCCACAGGGTTTGAGGCGGCCTCAGGCAAGCACAATTTGCGCTCGAGACGCTCCTTCGCGCTGGCGCAACCGTTCCAGTAGCCGACCACGGTTTTCTTCGGGAGCGCCAGATCGCGGCCTACCGCAGCGAAATCCTCACCGGCGGCGCATCGGCGCACGATTTCCGACGCTGTTTCCGACGGCAGCGGCTTCTTGGTGGGCATTTTTTTGATTCCCCTCGCTAGGCCGCGACATCCACCGGAACCGCTGTACCGCCGATCGAGAATTCCGGCAGCTCCCCGCGTTTGATGGCTTTCCAGACCTCCGGGTTGTCGACAAAAAATCCGCCCCACCACCCTTCTATCTGGGCGCTCATGGGGTCTTCCGGATTTTCTCTGATGATGATGCCGAGCGCGTCCTGCTTCTCTTTGGTGAAGACCATCGACTCGATCAGGCGCCCGGTGCCCATATCCTTGTGCATGTGGCCGTGTTGTCGCGCGAATAGATTGAACTCGTAAACAGCATTTTCGAGTTCTGCGACTGGGATTTTATCCCCTTGCTTGTCGAGTATCATCGCGCCATCTTTGGTGACGTTGCTGAACCACCCGAAAATCCACCGCTTGTCGGCGTTGGTCTTTTCAACCTTAAAGGTCGTTTCCCACGATTTCTCGGTGACGCCGGCGGCCCAGTTCTCCTTGACCTGGCCGTGCACCTCCGGCCCGAAGACGAGCGGGCCGTCATAGGGCGCGAGTGATGCCGCTGGCGGAACGTCACCTTTGAGCGAGATCGTGACGTGCGGCCGGTATTTGTCATGCGACCAGTCCGCCCCGGCATCACGGAAGGATTTCCAGCGCGCCTTGAGGTCGTCGGACTTGAACCGAAGCACGACAGCCCCCTCGTCACCGAGGATCTTGACCGTGCGCTTGCCGCCTGCCGGTATGACAAGCTCGTCAGGCGCTGCCCCGGCCTTGGCGACATCGACCGTCGACTTGCTGTAGGCGATCGTGACGTGCATATCCTCGGGCTTGTAGGTTGTCTCGAAGCCGTTCGCCTTGGCCCACGCGATCAGATCGTCGGCGTTTTTCAGCACGCGCTTCACATAAAGGGAGCCCGGCACGAAATTTTTCATGGCTTCAGTCCTCGGGGTGATGTTGAGGAAAAGCACCTTGGCCCGATCTTTCCCGTCGAGCCATTTTGACGCGAGGTGATGGTCGCCGTCGACGATGTAGTTCCGGGCCGGCGTGCCAAACCGCACCACGATCGGCGGGTGTTTCGGCTTGTGCGACTTCTCGCGAATCGCCTGCACCTTGTGGGGGTCGACGCGGTCCTGGATCGCCGTCAACTCGGAGAATTTCATCTTCCGCTTGTCGAGGCGGTCCGGGTGGGTCAAGGCCTCGAGGAAGCGCGGCACCTGATCTGGGCGGATCTGCCCCATCGCCTCGCGGTGCACCGGGAACGGATTTTTGGCGTAACCGCGGGCAAAGGGCTCGAGCTTGCGGCCGCCCTCCCCCTCCATCAATTCAGCCGGCAGGCGTTTCGCCGTCGGGGTCTGGCCGATAAAGCCGCCGATCTGCGGAATCCGGCGGCGGCCGCGACGGCGCCCCCGCTTCGCTTCGCGAGGCCAGTCCGCGCCGGCGACGTGCACATCGCCAATCCCGACCTCTTTCATGAACGAGGCGAAATCACGCATACCGCGCCTCCCCCGATCGCGCGCGCTTCCAGCGGCGCAGGTGATCGTCGTCGTCGAACAGCTTGCACGCCCTCAATTCGCTGAGCGGCAGCAACTCGGAGTGCGAGGGGTTCTCGGGCTTCCGATAAATCTTGGCGAGATACCAGGGGCCCGGAGCCCCGCCTTCGATGCGCTGTTCGATCCTGCCCTCGGAACCGTCATCCCGCAGCAGGTACAAACCGATGAGCGGATCCATGCGCCGCTTTCTCACGCGCGCCTCCGCATGATGCTCTCGGCGTCTTCGACCGCCATCTTCTCGCCGTTGAAAACGAGCGTGCCGTCGGTGAGCCACTGGATTTCATGGCCGTCAGCCCAGGCCTTCTTGGTCCACTCCGCGCGCTCAGGCGGCGCAGCGGTCACGGTGACCTCGACCGGGCCGGCCCCGCGCACCGGGCGCCGGCCTGGCGGCATGGGGCGACGCGTCGGTTGGATCGGCAACCTGATCATCAGGAATGCCGGGTCGGCCCCCTCTTCTCTCTCGACCGGATCGGCGACATACCAGTGCAGCGGCGTGGATTTGGTCAGGGCGAGTCCCGGCAGCACCGTGGCGTAGAACCCGAGATCGAGCCCTTCGGTCGTGCAGGCGGGCTCTCTGCCGTCCTCTGCCGGGAAGAGGCGGAGCCATCCGTCATCGTCGCCCCGGCCTAGCGACGCCTTCAGGCGAATGCCCGACGTCCACCCCAGTCGACCAGTCACCGCTCCGCCGAGCCGGACCGTTACCTGCTTCTTGGTGACGGTCAGCGCGACGCCGGCGGGCGCGTCGCCGATCGGGATGTCTTGCCAGCTCATCCGAACTTGACCCGGTCGGCTTGGTTGACCGTTCCGATGAGCTGCGGCTTTTTGGGCTTCGGCTCGCTCCGCTCCGCCACCAGCCTTGCGCCCGCATCCGCCGCGATCCGCTGCTGCTCCATCGCAAGCCAGATCGCTCCTTCCCGATATCGTTCTCGGTCATGAACCACCGGCAACAGCACGTCGCGCACGAGGCACTTGAAGACCGTCCCGAAATCATCGGTGACGTCCACGACAGGGTCCACCGGATCGGTGATGGACGCCGGTTTCTGCATGGCCTTCAGGATGCCGTCGGCAACCGCAAGGGCCTTCTCTCGGGTTTTGAAGCAGAGTTGCGTCGCGTCGTTTTGCGGACGCATCAGGATCATGACGGTGTGCATCAGAACAGGGTCTCCTCTTCTGGCGGGCGCCCTCGGAGCGTCTCGTCCTCTTCCTCTCGAATTTTCTTCATGCGATCGCCGATCTGGGTCAGGTCAGCAAAGACGGATGACCGGGTCGGCCGCGGCACCGCGGCGGCCTCGACCCAACGAGTGACACAAATGGTCCCCGACGGATTGCTTTCGATGTTCTGTTGGGCATGCAGGCAGTGGATGCAGTGGCGGCTCTCCGGATCGATTTCATGTTTCTGGATTGGGACCCGCCCATCTGCCATGACCGCCATCGTCCAAAATCCGTCAGATTTCGCCGGATTTTGACGATACGGCCTCCCCGGGAAGAAACCGCGCTCGATCAACCATGCGTCGTCGACAGGGTCGCACACCGACCGAAGCCGCTAGGCGTGTGCGGTCGTGTCGTGCCCGTTCATCAGCGGCATCTTGCTGAACCGAAGGTGCCGACTCCCCTTGGGGCCGCGGACCAATCCGGCCAGGTCATCAGGGTCGAGCTTGTACTCGTGCTCGCCGTCATCGTAATCGACGCGAACTTTCCAGCCGTCAGCCGCCCGGACCTTCGATGTCCACGGAGCATTTGATGCGTCTCCCAGGTCCGATTCGATCGACACAAAATCGCCGACGCGTGGCGGGATCGGCGCCGCCTTCGTCGCGCTGATGCTTTGCATCGGCACGCGCCGGCGAGCCTTTTCCATAGCCATCCCCAGCATGCCCTTGGCGATCGCCGTCGCGGCGCGCTGGGTCGGCGTCTTCGACGGGCCGCCCTGTTCGTCTTCGTCCGGCTTCGCGGCGGGCTGCTCGAGGATTTCTTTGTAGCGCTCGGGCGTCAGGCGCGGGATGCCCGCCTGCTCACGCAGGTAGTCGTGCACCTCGGGGTCGTCCGACATGTTGATACCCGACGCGAAGAGATCGGCGACATAGCCGCCGAGCGCGGTCAGGTCGACGCGCTGAGGCATGTCTGGCGCATATTCAGGCATCAGATCGCGGTCGAAGGCGTTGAGGTCCCAGATACGGGAGAGGCCGTACCGGTTCAGCACCTCAGACATCGAATGAAGCCACCCCTCGATCGCCTGATAAAACATGTCGATCTTGGTGATCGCCAGATTCTGCGTTCCCCTGGCTTGGTGCCCCAGGTCGATGAAGTCGGCGAGCACTGATTTCAGGATGTCGAGCTTGTATCGCTCGATGATTGGCCCGGGGTCCACGATGTGCCCGGACTGCGGCGTCACCAGCTGAAAATCGTACATTCGGACCGAGCTCGGGCCGCCATTCTCCCCCGGATATGTCGTCGAGGGCAGCAGCATGCCCATTTGCTGGTTGATCCTGATATTGCTGATCGCCTCTTTGTAGGCGTTGTAGACTTTCACGGCATTCGGGTCTGGGTTTGTAGCGAGCGCTCCGGTGATTATTTCCTGAGGAAGGTAAATAACCGGGAAACCACTTAGGCGTTCGAAAAGTATAGCCTCCATCTCTTCGAGCCGCTTGATCATATAGTGGGAGCGATACGCCGTACGCAGTATTGATATACCTTCCGGATTATTCTTGTGGCTCCGAGGCCGAAGCAACAGCAACTTCTCGATCGGAATATCGATCAGCGCTCCGGTCCACGGCTGCTGCGTGAGTCCCGTCACCTGCCCGTTGTCGTCGAAGAACCACTTCAGCACCGTGTCCTGGCCACGGATCGGCAACCGGCGCCAGCCGACCTTGCCGTCGTCGTACTTGCTTCGCGGCGCGCCGGCGGGCTGCTTCTTCCCCGTGCGGCGCTTGTAGACGATCTCGAGAGGGGCAAAGCCGTACTGCAGCATCGTCAGCCCTTCGGCGACGACTTCCTCCCAGGTCTCGGTCATATCGTGACGAAGCGAATTCGCGAACGCCACCGCCTCGGCCGAGCCGGCCTTGTCCGTGCCCGAGGTCTCGCGCCAGGTGACCGATCGCATCGCCTGAATGATGGCGAACAGGATCGAGCCGACCACCGCCTGGTTCTCGGCCATCTCGCGGTAGACGCGAGCGGCTTGTCGCCCCTGGAGTTGGGGGAGAAACTCGTCCCGGATCCATCCCGAATACTGCCGGAGGCCGTAGCTACCCAGATCACGAAACGTCATCCCCGCGTCGAAGGCGGGCGCTGGCGCTCCGGGCCCCGAGCCGTCCGTGTACGGGGATTTCACGTTGACTGGCTTCGGAGTTCGCTGAGTAGAACGCGCCATCTATTCCTCCGCGCTCAATGGCGGCACGCCCAGGGGTCGGGCAACGGGGTGGTGTCGAAGTAGGGCATGATGGGGACCACGGCAGCCGCGCTCTCCTCGAAGGTGAGCGACAGCGCCTCCGCCTGGTCTGGGCTCGCGACGCCGCGCGAGGCGAGCTGTGCCTTCGACTCCATGATCACCTTGCCGCGCTCGGTCGGGAACTGCTTCGGCAGCGACAACTGCACGATGAGTTCAGTCGCCGCGGCGGGGATCGCGATCATGTCGGAAAGGTCGTGCTGCTCCGCCTCATCCTCTTCCTCCTTTTGTCAGTTGATGTGCTTGAACGTGCAGCGTATCCTTTCCCGTTTCAGCCCCAATAGCTCGGCCTTCAGATTG